CCCTTCCGCAGGAGGGGCCGCGGATCCTCGGCGAGGCGGAGCTGGCGGCCGAGCTGGTCGACGTGATCCGGAACGAGAGCTTCGACGACGCGGAGATCGGGAAGGACGGCAAGATCAACGTGAAGCCGCTGAAGGCGCGGCTGGCCGAACGCCTCGGCTACGAGCCGAAGATCTCCGCCACCATGCGCGATGCCGCGATCGAGCAGATCCAGCGCGACGACGGCGACGGCGGCGACGGCGGCGACGGCGGCGACGGTGACGCCGGCGGCGAGGCCGATGGCCAGGGCGATGGCCAGGTCGGCGGGGGTGCGGGCGAAGATGCCGGCAATGCCGGCGAGGCCAGCGACACCGACGAGACCTGATCCGACTTCGCGCGACGGACAAGGCTTTGGCCCGTGAGGGGCACTCGGCCGTGGGAGCTTCCGCATCGAGGTGCGGCGGCGCCTTACCACGGGGTGGCGTCCCAAGCCGGGGTGGGTAGCGCGTGGTCGCGCGAGACGGGCCCCCGCGAACGGCGTTCGCGGGGGCTGCTTTTCGAGGAGGGGCGGCATGGCCTGGCTCGGATGGGCGGATCGGTTGATGGGCGCGCTGGAAAGCGAGACGCATGGTTTCGGCGAGCCGGCCGTGCTGATCCCGGCGCCCGGCCGGCCGCGCGCGGGCGAGGAGGTCGCGCTCTCCGCGGTCTTCGACGAGGCCTACGAGCTGGTCGATCCGGGCGAGGGCCCCGGCATGGCGTCGACGGCGCCGGTCGCGACCCTGCGCGATGCGAGCCTGGCGGCCGCCGGCGTCACGCCGGCGCGTCATGACGGCTTCCGGATCCGCGGCCGCGACTATGTCGTCGCCGAGCCGCCCCACACCGACGGCCATGCCGGCCAGATGCTGATCCTGCGGGAGGCGTGACATGGCGTTGCCAGCCGACCATGTGGCGCCGCGCGCCTATCAGGACGGGATCGACGCGATCCGCGACCAGATCGCGGCGCATGCCGCCTATCTCGGCATCGCCGCGCATTGCCTGCGCGACCATCCGGTCGACCCGTCCGACGACGAGGACCGCGACCTGATCGAGATCCACAGCGGCGACGAGATCGAGGCCTTCGCCGACGGCGGGCACCCGAGGAGCCCGGAGACCGAGGCGGAGGTGATCCTGGTCCTGCGGGCGAGCCGCGGGCATGGCGCGCCGGGGCCGGGCGGCCCCTCCTATCGCGCCCCGCTGATGGATCTGCGCGACAAGGTGCGCGCGGTGCTGCTGCAGGACCCGGACTATGACGGCCCCCAGATCACGGGCATCCGCAGCACGCCGCTCTGGGATGGCGGCAAGCTGGTGACGGGCGTCCTGACCATGACGCTGACCGTCATGCCCTACGTCACCGAATACCCGCCGGCGGGATTGCCGGCCTTCACGACGGTGGGCCTCACCGTCGACGGGATCGACCCGGCCGATCCGAACGCGGTCGGCGCGGGCGATGCCGGGCCCGACGGCCGGCCCGAGGCCGAGGGCGATATCGACTTGCCGCAGGAGTAGCGGCGCAACCCGAGAGGAGACGCGCGATGGAGCGCCAGTTCTTCCGGCCCGCCAAGGGCCGGCTCGTCCGCATGCCCGGAGACGGGACGCGGATCCCGGCCGAGGGCCGCATGGTCCCGGTCGACGACTATTTCCGCCGGCGCGCGCGCGACGCCGACGGCGAGCTGCTGAAGCAGGCGCCCAAGCCGTCGCCCAAGGCGAAGGCGTCGGCCGAGAACGGGGAGGGTTAAGCGATGGCGATCGAAACCGGGATCCCGACGACCGTCCGCACGCCGCTGTTCTACGCGTCGATCGACGCGAGCCAGGCCGGCTTCTTCCAGATCCAGAAGCGCGCGCTGCTGGTCGGCCAGATGCTCGGCACCGGCTCGGCCGATGCCGGCGCCGCGCTGCTGGTCGGCACGGCCGACGCCGCCGCCGACTTCTTCGGCGTCGGCTCGATGCTGCACCACATGATGGCGCAGTACCGCGCGAACGATCCGTTCGGCGAGGTCTACTGCTACGGCATCGCCGACGATGCGGGCTGGACCGCGGCGACGGCCGATCTCGTGGTCGCCGGCGCGGCGACCGCGGCCGGCACGTTGCCGGTCTACATCGGCGACCGGCGCTACCAGGTGGGCGTGTCCTCGGGCGACACGGCCGACGATGTGGGCGCGGCGATCGCGGCGGCGATCAACGCCGACGGCATGCGCCATGTCGACGCCGCCAATGCGCTCGGCACCGTCACGTTGACCGCGCGCCACAAGGGCCTCCACATGAACGGGACGCGGGTCGAGGTCGCGCCGCGCGGCCCGCAGGGCGGCGAGCGTGTGCCGGCCGGGCTGACCGTCACGCCGGCCGATCTGGCCGCCGGCGCCGGCGCGCCGGATATCGAGGCCGTCTTCGCCGCGCTGGGGGATGAGGAGTTCGATTACATCATCCTGCCCTATACCGACACGGCCGCGCTCGACGCGGTCTACGAGGCGATGAACGATATCTCCGGCCGGTGGGCCTGGTCGCGCGGCATCTTCGGCCATGTCTTCGCCGCCAAGCTCGACACGCAGGGCAATCTGGCGAGCTTCGGCAACGGGCGGAACGATCCCCACACCTCGATCC